GTGTAACAAATGGAGATGTAAGTGCTGCAGGATTTACATCTATTAATGGAACACCTACGTTATCAGTAGTTTCAGGTAAAACGTATGAGATAAAATATGAAAGTTTTCAAGGAACGTCTTCAAATGCACAATCTCAACTTTTTTTAGGAACAACATTTAATACAGGTGATGTTTTGGGTGGAACTAAGTTTCAAACAAATGGGATTCATAGTTACATTTTTACTGCAACTGCAACTCAAGACCTGTATTTATTAATAAAAAATGGAACAGTTGTATCAGGAGAATATATGGAGTTTGATAATGTATCTGTTAAACAGGTAGGTATTGTTGAACTTGTAAGTAACGGTAATTTTACAGCTATAGCTGACGGTACTGCTGTAACTTCTGTGTCTTCACAATGGCAATTTTCAAACCTTAGTTCTGCAACTATTGAGTCAAATATTCTAGAGTGTGTATCTAGTGCAACAAATCAATTTGCTTATTTTCAAACGACTGTTAATGTAGGTGCTGAGTATAGGCTTAAGGTTGACAGCGTTACAGGTGATTTAGCTGATAATTCTATTCGGACTGCAAGTTACGGAGCTATTGATGTTACAAGTGGCTCGGGTGAGTTAGTTTTCAAAACAAACTACGCAGGCATTTCTTTACAAGCAACCAATCAGTTTGCTTATGGGTACGAAAGGTTTGGTGTAGATAATTTAGGAGGCCAAAACTCTGTATTTGATTTACAGGATAAGACTGTTAGGTTTATTGCGGCAACTAAAGGTAGGTGAGAATGAATTTAGATACACAAGGCAAAGTACTAATAATGCTATACTTTTTGGTATTGATGTTAATTCTTCTGCTGATATAGGTTCATCGTTTACGTTTAATAGCATATCTTTGCAAGAGGTTGTGAATCAACCAAAGCTAATTGGAGTTGATAACGTGTCAATGGTAAGTGCACCAACAGATAACACTGTCGTAATAAACAACGGACTTACTGATGGAGCTGATACTCTTACTATAACTTACGCAGGTGCATCAGCATCTTCAAGAGTGCAGATGAGAAACTTTTTCCAAGACAGTATCATTCGTTTAGCGAATAGCAATAATACTGCTGAGGTCTTAGAGATAACTCCTCCGGTGCTTATAACTGATATAGTTGCAAGCTAATACAGCAAGCAAACAAACTACTAAAGAGCTCTTTTATAGGGCTCTTTTTTTTTGCGTATATTTGTGAAAAGATTTTAAGATGATAAATGCAGTAAGAAATACAGTCCTTGCTATACTTAATAAGAATAACTATGGATACCTTTCCCCATCAGACTTTAACCTGTATGCACAACAAGCACAGTTAGAGATATTTGAGGATTGTTTTTACCAATACAATACACAGCTTAACTTAGAGAATGCACGTAGGTCAGGAACTGAGTATGCTAACTTATCTAAAGGAATACAAGAGACTATTGATTTATTTTCAAAGACAGCTCCGTTAGTTCAACTTGCTACTAATACATACACAATGCCTTCAGATTATTACCTAATCAACAAGGTGCTTTGCTCAAGTGGTGGTGCGTTTAAAGGAGAAGCTGAAAGGGTTAATCAATCAAAGATTACAATGCTTAACGCTTCATTACTTACAGCACCTAGCGTTGATTTTCCTGCATACACGACTGAAGGTTCTGTAATGACAGTATACCCTAATACATTTAATGGTGCTAACGATATATCAGCTCAGTACGTTAGATACCCTTTAACACCTAAATGGACTTATAGTATAGCTTTACAAGCACAAGGTCCTGTATTCAATCCATCTGCAAGTGATTATCAAGACTTTGAGCTACCGCTTGACAACCTAAATGATTTGGTTGTAAAGATATGTCAGTACGCAGGTGTTGAGATACGTGAAGCGATGGTGGTGCAGTACGCACAGGGAGAAGAACAACAAAATAACTTACAACAATAATGGCATATATATCTCAGTATCAGTACTACGAAAATTCAGGAGCAAATCCTGAGGATGCTAATTGGGGTTCATACCAATACGTTAGTCTAAAGGATATAGTCAACAACTTTATGTTGATGTATCAAGGAAACCACTCTCTAGTGAATAACGAGGACCGATTTAAGATTCTATTTCACGCTAAGCGTGCAGTGCAGGAGCTTAACTACGATGCGTTTAAGGAGATTAAAACCCTTCAACTTACAGTGAATGATGCAGTACGATTCGTGTTGCCTTCAGACTATGTTAATTGGGTTCGTGTTTCTCTGTATGAGAATGGTGTATTGTATCCAATGACTGAGAATATTCAGTTGACATCAGCGCAAGCATACTTGCAAGATAATAATGCTAAGATATTATTTGACGAATCGGGTAGTGTATTAAAGCCTGAGTTCTCACCAATTGACGTTGATAGAATTACAGGTACTAAGAAGACGATATACTTGAATGAGAATAGCGCATACAACAACGCAGAAGGTTATTGCTGTGATGGTATGTGGTACTTTGATTTTGCAATAGGAGCTCGCTACGGTCTTAATACGGAGACGGCTAATGCTAACCCTACCTTTAGAATAGATTCGAAGGCAGGGGTTATTAATTTTGATTCTACGATGTCAGGTAAGAGCGTTATAGTAGAGTATGTATCTGATGGTATGGAGGGTGGCGACAACTCACTTATAACAGTTAATAAATTGTTTGAGGAGTACGTGTACGCATACATCCAATACTCTATCTTAGATAGTAAGTTAGGCGTTCAGGAGTACATTGTAAATAGAGCAAGAAAAAAGAAGTCATCACTTCTACGTAACGCAAAGATAAGAATCAGTAACATACATCCGGGTAGATTGCTTATGAATCTAAGAGGACAAAACAAGTGGATTAAGTAGTATGGCTAATAGTAAAAGAAATTTTATAGCGGGTAAGATGAACAAGTCGCTTGACGAGAGACTTGTGCCTAACGGTCAGTATCAGAGATTGGTTCTGTAGAAAACTCAAAGGGTAATACTCTTTTATCTGCAATTAATTTAGGTGTATTTGGTACAACTGAATATGACTTAAGTTCAGATGCTAAGTGTATAGGTGCGTTTGAGGATGGTGCTAATGAAACTATATATTGGTTTATACACGATAGTAATCAGCCTTTGGTGTCAACAGGCAAAGCCGACTTGATAGTATCATTTAATACTAAAAGTCAATCAACTGAATACCATATTGTTAGTTTTAAAAATTCAGAAGACACAGCTAATACAACTTTAAATTTCAATCCCTCTTATTTAATTACAGAGGTTAACAAGGTGGATAACTTGCTTTTTTTTACAGACAACTACAACCCTCCTAGAAAAATAAATGTAAATAAAAATTACGAATACCCTACAGCTTTGAATGCTAGTGATTCGTTTTCTTATAATGATTTACTAGTAATTGTTAAACCTCCGAGTCAAGCCCCTATTGTAACGGGTATAAGTACAGGTGGTGCTGAGACTTTTTTAAAGGATAAGTTTCTGTGTTTTGGTTATAGATATAAGTATGAAGATAATGAATATTCTGCTACGTCTATATTTACAAACCCTGTATTCAGCACTAAGCCATTCCTATTGTCTACTGAGACAAATCTTAATGAAGGTATGACTAACTCGTTTAATACAGCTACGGTTAATTTTAATTCAGGCGATAAAAGAGTTACAGATATAGAGATTTTATTTAAAGATTCAGATTCTTCAGATATAAAAATTATTGAGTCATTGAATAAATCTAAACTAGGATATTTAAATAACAATACATACAACTATTCATTTACAGATAATAAAATATTTACGGTACTGTCAAGTGGTGAGATTCTTAGATTGTACGACAACGTACCTTTACTTGCTAAGACTCAAACATTGATGGGTAATCGTATTATGTACGGTAACTACGTTGATGGCTACAACTTAACTAGTGGTGGTTTAAATACTAGGCTTGATTACTTTACAGATGTTGATTCAAAAGCGTTAGGATTCCAAAGCATAACAGGCGAAACTATTTCAACTAAAACATATACTATAAATGGAACTAAAACGTCTAAAGGAGAGCTATCTATACCTTTAAGCACTATAAATGATAAGTTAATTACAGGTTCTTCAATAAGTTTTAGCTTTAGAGTTAGCAACGAAGATGGTGCTAATTTTTCAGGAATACCAACACCAAAACCTAGCTCTTCCAATCAAAATATTACTATGGGGTTTAGCTATACTTTACTTCAAGACTTTAATAGTGTTTCAGAGCTTATTAATAGTGCTGACTTTCAATCTAAGATAGGTACAGATTCAAACATTAAAATAACTTCAGCTACTTTTTGTGATGGAACTACATTTACTGACACGTTTAATTGTCAGCTATTAAGTACTTTAGATAACCCTGCAGGTCAGGATTACTCTAAGTATAAAAGTGGTATAACGGCTAATGACCAACCAATAACAGCTACAGTTGTTAACGATACAACATTAGTTATAGGGGTTGTAGCTATGGCTTATACCTCAGACCCAACCACTCCTACAGCTAATAATACTATATATGAATACTACGACATATCTAACGTAGAAGTTTTTTTTCAAACAGTAACTAGCCCACAAAGTCTTCACAGCAATAGAGGTTATGAGGTTGGGATTGTGTATATGGACGACTTTAATAGAGCTACAACAGCCTTAGTTAGCCCTAATAACACAGTTAGAATCCCTTGTTCAGAAAGCGTTAATCAAAATAAAATAAAAGTTACTATACCGACTACTCAGATTGCTCCTGACTTTGCCACAAGGTATAAGTTTGTAATAAAGCCTGACGCTGATAAGTATGAGACCATATACTCTAGATTTTATTTTACAGACCCTAGTGATGGTCATACATACTTTTTGTTAGAAGGGGAAAATATAGCAAAGGTTGAAGAAGGAGATGTATATAATGTAAAAAGAGATGCGTTTGGCCCTTTAAGTAGTTGTGTTAAGTCTACAGTTTTAGAAAAAAAATCTCAAGCTGAAGGTTTTATAACGGACGCCCCTTCGGGAGTGTATATGAAAATGTTAGTTAACAATTTTTCTGTATCAAGGACACCAAACTCTGAAATACTTCCGGGGCAACAAACTGCTGAACAAAACTCAGGAGGTGAATTTGTAACTTTAGAATATGACGGGTTTAGTACGTACAACGGAACCGACTATGACATAAATAATATACCTGCAGGTTCTAAGATTAGAATAAAATTTGATTTATATAGAAACCAACAAGGTGGTGGAGGTAGCTGTGAGTACAGAAGCTATAAGTTCGATAAAGATTTCATCTCACCTAATGAATACTCTAGTATTATTGATTGGTGGAATCAGGAAAATATAGGTGACCTTATAGACACAGGAGATAAAGACCCTTCAAGTATAAATAATATTTATGATTCAGCTCTTGCTACTTCTCAAACCGATATAAATAACTTTAAAGACGCTGCATCTTTTAATACAAATAGGTATCAATGGTATAAATCCGCTAATGATGAAATAAAGTTTTTAGTCTCAGGGACTAAATCTTGCTCAGGCAGTGGTGGTGATGCTAATATAAGAGTTACATTTGAAATATTTAGAGCTAACGACATATTAGTTTTTGAAACGGAACCATCCGAGGCTTTGCCTGATGTTTGGTATGAAGGGCAGGACTCTTATCCTGTTAGTGCTAGTGGCTATCATCTCGATGGAGGTAACTTTGCAAATCCATTAGACCAAGACCAAACAGATTCACAACCTGCAATACTTTACTTAAACTTTGCTAACTGCTATACATTTGGAAACGGCGTTGAGAGCTTCACTATTCAAGACTCTATAAAAGGAAACTCTATGGTTATGGGTAACCGTGTAACAACTGTTTCAGAGCAAGACTACAAGAGAGCTCACAGAAGGAGTGATATTACATATAGTGGTGTATATAATGATGAGACAAACTTAAATAGGCTTAACGAATTTAATTTAGGCTTAGCTAACTTTAAATCTCTTGAGGATTCTTTTGGTCCTATTAATAAAATGTTTGCTCGTGAAACTGACATACTTGCACTGCAAGAGGACAAGATTTCATATGTACTATCCGGTAAGAACTTACTGTCAGACGCATCAGGAGGAGATGTTCTTACGTCAGTGCCTGAGGTTTTAGGTAAGCAGATAGCTAGGATTGAAGACTTTGGTATTAGTGATAACACTGAGAGCTTTGTTTCATACGGGGCTGATAAGTTTTTTACTGATGCTAAAAGGGGTGCTTTAATACAGCTTAAAGGTAGTAGTGCATCTAATGAGCAGTTAAATGTTATATCGGAGTATGGTATGCGTAGTTGGTTTAGAGATTTATTTCAAGACAGTTTTAACACACAGAAGTTAGGTGGTTATGACCCTTATATGAATGAGTATGTTTTATCTAGCAATGACATACTAACTCCAACCGTTGAAGAGTGTATACCTTGTGGTCAGAGACAATCATTTCTTTTAAAAGAAAATAGCATTAGTTATTGTGTAGACGTTCCTACAACAATTGGTAGTGTTGTTTTAGATTATCAAGTACCTGTAGCAACTCCTGTAAATCTTACAGTAACTTGGAATGGTGTTGAGCAAATTAATCAAACAATAGCTAATTTAGGTTATGTGTCTTTCATGAAGAATAAACAGTTTCCTTCTAAGTATACTGTAACTTTAACTCAAATAGGAGGTCTTGAATCTGACTTTAACATTACACCTCGATGCCCTGTAGGAGTTCAGTTAAGCGTTATTGACATCGTTCTAACTAATAATGAGGATGCTACAAAAAGTATACACCATAATTGGGAATACGATGGGGGAACAGGACAGTCAGTATCTCCTGAAGAGGTTGTTAACTTCGTTAGTAATACTGATGATGTTATATTTTCTTCTTATAAAAAACTTCTTCAAGGCGTTCAAGGGGATGGGGCTATCCCAATTATGGGTAATACGTTAACAATGAAGACTAATAGGTATTCTACTGATAGTTACAATATTGAGTCTACAGATAGGTTTATGTACCTTACATCAAACAACCCAACCTTAACTATGAAACAGTTGTTAGATTCTATTAAGTTGGAGTCTCCATCAACTACCTTAACCCCAACAATAAGTGGCTCGACAAGTTCTGCTCAATTTACGGTTCCTGAGTGTTATTGTACTGCTACTAATGTGGAGTATTCAATAGCAAATAATAGTAATACGACTATAACAATAACGTATACAAACACTAGCGGTGCCTTTGCTTACGTTCAACTTGCCGGTGGTTTAAGAGAAATACTTCTATGCTCTCAGACTTACCCACAAATATCCCCAAAAGTAAGTAACGTGATAGTAACAGTAAATAATTGTGATTGTTAATTTATG